ACTGGTAGAAAATATTGGGGTGCAAACCCTAGGGATTGTGTGCAAAATGCACAATTATATTTTTACCGATAACTAGGGTTTATCCCTATGGTATAGTGTTTAACACTATCCTACATTCAATCATCATTCATTCAATAGGTGTAAACATGAAACTGCAAATTAATCAAATTTACATGATGCCGATTTTTGGTAAAGTGCAAAAAGTGAAAGTCATAAAAATTCACCCATTCGGCACAATAGATGTTGAATTGTCCAATGGCAAATGCTTTCGTATCAGTGGTTTATCTTTAACTTAATAGGTGTAAACATGGAACATAAAACTCATTTATCATTTTCAACTGAAAGAAACTGGATTCTCATTCATCAAGGCTCACCACTGTGTGATTACAAAAAAACTTATGATGAAGTAATGCAAGTGGTTAAACACTACAGAATTACTTTGCCTGATGTAACTTGGAATGGTGATAGGTTTGAATGGGTTACCACTTCAACAATTCTCGAAACAGGGGTGTAAATATGGAAACAATCGACAAAATCATAGTAGGGGTGAGCCTAACAGGGTTTGCCTGTTTAATGCTAATTATTGGAACATGGGGTTAAAAACTAGGGTATAGGGCATTGTTTACAGTGTCCTATCACCTAGGCATTTTCCTAGGCATTTTCAACTAAAAAGGCTTTAATATGAAATTTTCAATTCAACGTAAACAACTGAAAGCATTGTCTAGATTCAGTGCCACTAAAGACATTCGTTATTATTTGTGTGGTATCCATGTTGTTCAAAATAACAGGGGAACATACTTAGAATCGACCAATGGTCATATCCTAGGTAGACTTTTAATAGATGAAACCCCTGTAAATGGTGAAAACAGTGTAATCATTCCTAATGATGCACTGAAAACCCTATTTGGCACTGCTAAACAGGGTAATGAAACCCTACACTTCACTGTAGATGGCATAAAAATAACAGTGATTCAACCCGATAATTCAATTATGCAATTTTCAGCATTAGATGGTAGTTTTCCCCATTGTGATAGAGTTTTGCCTAGCAAATTAGATAATGCTGATATAAAACCTAGCACTTACAACCCCGATTATGTTATGGCATTTTTTGATTGTGCTAGTGATTTAAGTGGCATTAAAAAGCCTACAGGGGTAGCAGTTTCCATTATGCAAAGAGGCACTGATAGTGGCATTGTTGCCCTTGATTGCACTGAATTATTTGTAGGTATTATCATGCCGATGCGTGATAATTGTTTAAACCCTAGCATTCCCGCATGGTGCAAAAAGCCTACAGTTAAAGCATTTGAAACTGAAACCGCATAAAGTGTAAACCATTGCCCTAAACCCTAGGGCTTTGGCTTGCATTTTGACAATGTAAGGGCTTGCAAGGGCTTTCCTTGTGTTTTTTTGATAGGTGTAAACATGGAAACGAAAAATGAAATTGATTTGTCTCAATTCTATGGGTCAGAAAACCTCTATAGATGGAATTCTCTTACAAAATCAGTGCTTACCGATGGCACAAAGTATTTGGCAGAGGTAGCAGGGGCATACTGGTTATTTGATGCTATTGATAGTCATTTGACTACACAAGGGCTAAACGAAAACACTGAATTTGTATCTGTAAAACTTAAGAAAATTGGGGAAACTGATGCCGAATTGACCCTAGATGATGGCAATGGGTTAATTTGGATGACTCAATACATTCCTTATACCGATTTTCCCTTGGATTCTATAAGCCTGTATGCCTGTTTCAATGGCACTGCTTGGACTCATTTGCTAACTAGCGAATACTGAAAACCCTTACCCTTTGCCTACATTGTAGGTAATGGGTTTTTTAACTTTGAAAGGTGTAACCATGACTTTAGATGTAAATATTGAAATTATTGAATCTCAAATTGATAACAACCCTTTAGGCACTCCCGACAATGGTTTGCCTGAAAAAGCCTTAATGATTTTTTTAGAGCATTATCCCAACATATCGGAAGAATGCGTTTATGTCGATGGATTTAATTTCATTATATGGAATGATGAAGTTCCCAATCAATATTTTGCGAATGCTTGGATAGTTAATCCTGAGACAAAAGAGCAGGAATATTCAGCATATTATGAATTAAAAGTTTCTTAAAGAGGTGTAACCATGACTTTAGACGAACAAAAGGCTTTTGTTGAAGCCTATGACAATACATTTTGCGATATTTCCAAGGTTAGAGTAGCTAAGATAGTTTCTTGTCATATCAATAAATTAGACCTTAGTGAATTTCCTGTTTATGAGTTGACTTCAGTCATTGATGCACTTGGAACATGGCATTATGCCTGTGCATGGCAGATAAAACAATTTCAAAAGGTGATTGCATGAAAGCAAAAATGAGAGATGACTTAGCAATGGATGGTTTAGCTATTCCTGCTTTTGATGATGTTCTTGAACATGAGCATTATGTAGGTGAACACTACATCGGCGCTAAAGAGTTAATCGGCGCTAAGTTAGAGGGCAACACCGAAAACTGTAATGACCCACGCTATAACTACACAAGACTGCGACTAAAAGACAAAAGACTTTTGTATTTTATTGGTGTTGACTTGGATTTTGAGGTGATGGCATGACACAATCCCAAGCACTTACCCAAGCCCTTATATTGGCACTTATTGCGCCAAATGATGAAAAGGCAACCCAAGCATCAGACTTAGCTGAAAGCATAGCCCAAGGGCTTGATTTTGACCAAGTTGAGCAGTGCAAGGCCAATGCTTTGTTGATCTTAGAAATGGCATGATGTTTGCAACAATAGCCCTACTCTTAAAAATCATCTTTCGAAAGGTTTCACAATGATACAAATTAGCTACACAAAAGACTTGCACACACCTAATGTGGTTTATTTCAATCCTGAATGGGATGAAAAACCGCATGAATATCATCATCATTTTTCTTTTTATCGTTACTATTCAGACAAAGAAGCGCTAGAGATTTTGCAAGACGAAACAGAATCAGTTGAAATGAGACAAGCCATTGCAGGGGTCAAACACTGGCTAGAGTTGGAATTAGACACATAACAAGTTAGTAAGCACTTACTTACAACCACCTTCGGGTGGTTTTTTCTTGCCTACTTTTAAGACCCTGTAAGCTCGACAATGTACCCTTTGATGGATTTACAAAAATAACGTCTGAAAAGTACCTTTAAAGCCCTCGCAGGGGTCAATCTGCCACTGTGCAAAGCCCAACATATTCAAGATTGTCATCAGACCTTAAACCTATGGCGTGAAAATGGACTGCCCAACGTAGGCAAACCCTAAACCCTTCGCTTAGATTACCCTCACCTATTGCCCTAAGTGCCTCGTATTCAATCGGGTCGAATTTCACCACTACACCTTTTTTATCGTCAACTTCAGACATTGCATTGCCTCCAGTATTCGGCGATCAGTAATGCCTCTGCTTTGTGAATGTCCTTCTTGAGCTTTAATGTGCTCTTAGCCTTTGGAAATAATTCTCTAGCCTTGTCCAATGCCTCGTTTTTGTCAGCAGTTAATCCAAAGTGCTTTTTCCATCGTTGAGGTGTAACAAGGTGAAAAGGGTAGTTAGTCAATTCACATACTGCACTAATGACCCCAACAGCCCTACCGAATGCAAAAGTACTACTTACCCCTTGGTTTGGCATTGAATGCACCTGTTCCATGCAGATTTCAGCGCCTTCTCTAGGGTCAACAATGGATAGGATTCTGCTTTTAAACACCAAGGCAAGAATGTGTTTGTCTTTATGGTCGATCATGAACGAATCAACGTATTCGCCATTGTGATTAATCGCCCCAAGTGCGCCATTAGCAACACCAGTATCAATACCTATGTACACCATTTCATCCCCTTTTGATTATGTTCATGCGTCTACGCAGATCATTGGTTGCTGGTAAGCCTCGTTTTTTCTCTATATCGTGCAATGTCTGCCACCACCATGAAGAAACGCCCTGTGTCCCAACTTCTTGAAACTTCCTCTTGTATCTCGTTATCCACTCTTTCGCTTCCAAGTTCTTCATAATCTCCAGTAATTGCAAGCGCTCTTGTGGTGTCAGAGAAGCTAAGTTCCTTGGTTTCTTTGTGTCTGTCCAGCAATCTATTGGCTTCATGTTTTGTCATGCTACTTTACCCCTTAATGCTTCTTTGATTTTGGCAAGAATCTCAGGGTTTGGCTTGGCATTCTTCATATCTTCATCAAGTTTTGCAAGGGCAGGGTCACGCTGTGAGCTTGAGGGTACTGTCGTTCTGATGATGTCAGCCTGTTTAAACACCATCTTTTGATTTCTCACCCAATTACGCCATGTTGCTTGCCAATCCAGCTTGGTAGAGCCTGAACCCGCTTTTGCACTCCAGTAATCCCTAAACTGCTCTCCTACGCTCCGCAAGTCTAGATCGGGTCTTTCCTGTTTAGCCCAATCTGCCCATTCTTTTGGTAAAACAAAATCAGCAGAGAGGCGTGAGCCTCTTGTTCTTTCTTTTATTGGTTTATGGTTATTGGTTGTTGGTTCATGGTTAATGGTTGGTTGAACGTCTGTTGAACGTAAATCCAACGCCCGTTCAACGCCCGTTGAGTTTCTGTTCAATGCTCGTTTAGCGGCAGATGCTTTTCCAGCCTTAGAAGCAGTTGTAAGTTGTTGATGGTAATGAGAAATTTCTTTATCGCATCTATTGTGATGCCAAAGGTCGTTTCGTAATGTGAAAAACATATTTAGGATTCCATTAAGCGAATCCTGTTGTTCACGGGCATTGACTTTCATTGATAACTCAAACAATGAGTTTGGCAATGGTTGTTCGGTGTCGTAATAAAGCCATAGAAGTTTGAGATAAATCCCAACTTCTTCATTTGTCAAAAATGAGGTGTCTTTGATGAAGTCACCAATGTGATGCTGGTAGTAGTGCATATGAACCTTACGTTGTCGGTTGTCGTTACAGAAGAAACATTGGCAGGGCGGTAACGAATCGCCTTTTCGGGTTGCATTCCCTAGCCACGTTTCAAACAATCATACTTTAAAAACAGCTTGTGTTGCAATTATTTCCATAACAACAAGTGGTGCAAGTCACATACCGACCATTTTGGTAATAGGTATGGGTCGAACAAGCCGCATAAACCACTGTTGAACTGGCAAGAATCCACAAGGCTAAGAGTGCTTTTTTCATTTAGTTTCCTTTGTTTTCTGATGTTTTTCAATGGATTTTGCTAAGAATGGTCGCAACCATTTAACTCCTCCAAGTCGTTTAAACTCATTCCACTCACTTAAAGTGGCTCGTACGGCAATGGTCTTGCCGCTTTTGGTCATTTCAGTCTTTGGTCTTGGCATAGGGAGTGGATTGTGTAGTGTTTAACAATAACTACAATTAGGGTTTGTCCTAGTGTACAACACTAAGAAGTGTGTAACACTACGAACTCTACCAACCACATTGAAAGGCGTAAACATGGAACTGGATATAGATTTTTGCGATCTTGAATTAGAGATCAATACTTGGGTCGAATGGGAATATGACCCCGACTACTCTCCCAACGAGGGAGTCTACGATAAATTCATTTGGGTGGCTTATTTACAGATAGGCAACAACCGAATTGACATTACAGATGAACTCTCTGCCAAGGAGTGCAAACAAATTGAAAAACAGATTGAGGAGTCTATCGATGACAGCTTTTAACAAAGCCGTTTGGGAATCCTTCCAACAACTCAATGATGATGACATTATGGATGCCATACAAGGCTCTGTAGCTATCCCTCTAGCCATCAAATCAGACGATTGGGAGTATGCCCAACATTTCATCAAAGAACGTATAGAGAATAAGATGCAACGCAGGGCTGAACTTGCCATGTATAGCATCATTAAAACCCCATCTATTGACGCTGATGAGGAACTGCGTATGCTTAGAACCCTATGGCTCAAAGACGAATACAAGGGGAACAGATGAAACTCAAACACACTATCGCCGCAATCCTTGAGGAGAACCAAGATGAACTTTTTTGCCCGTTTTGTACAAAGCCTAAAGGCGATGAAATTGACTGTTGCGACCAATCAGGAAATTGGTTCAAGTTACGCCACTTTGACTTTGATACCCAATTCTCCATTGCATCAACAATCTTCCACTCACAGAAAGGTATACCCAACCAAAAGAGCGACTGACAAGAAATCCGAGTTTGTTTACACGAACTCAATGAACACAGACATTTCAAAAACTTTTCAAAAATTTAAACAGGAGTGAAGATGAATCAAGAACAGGTGTTGATGTTGCTCAACAAGAACGTAAATGAGCATACCGAGAAGAAAGCCAACCTAACCTATCTCTCATGGGCTTGGGCATGGGCTGAAGCACTAAAGGCAGACCCTGCCGCCATATACAAGGTGGATATGTTTGGCGACAAGTGCTACATGGACATCAACGGCACAGCAATGGTGTTCGTCACAGTCACCATGTTTGGCAAACCAATGACTTGCCAACTTCCAGTAATGGACTATCGCAATAAAGCTATCCCTAACCCTGACGCATTTGCAGTCAACACCGCCATCATGCGTTGCATGACTAAGGCTTTGTCTCTGCATGGTTTGGGTCTGTACATCTATGCTGGAGAAGACTTGCCTGAAGGTGACTCAGGTTCAGATATAGATGTAGGCATGATGATTGACCACTTGGCGGCTATTGATGCGGCTTCAACTTTAGAGGAACTCAAGAATGTATACAGCACTGCTTACGCTCATTGCGGTGGTGATAAAGGTTGGCAAAAGAAAGTGATCGATGCCAAAGAAAAGCGTAAAGGAGCATTGAAATGAGTGATGTAGAACAAGGCACACCCGAGTGGTTTAAACAGCGTTGCGGTAAAGCTACTGCATCACGCATCTCTGACATTGTTGCCAAGACAAAGACAGGTTACAGCACCAGCAGGGCTAACTACATGGCTCAGTTGGTGGTCGAGCGTATGACTCAGACTGTTGCTGAATCCTACTCAAATGCGGCTATGGAATGGGGTGTTGAGAATGAACCATTTGCCCGAGCCGCATACGAGGCTAAGACAGGCAATATGGTCGATCAGGTAGGTGCTATTGACCATCCAACTGTTCCTATGTCTGCCGCCTCTCCTGATGGCTTGGTGGGCGATGATGGATGCCTAGAGATCAAGTGTCCCAACACAGCTACTCATATCGACACAATCCTTGGCGATGAGACAGCAAAGAAATATTACGACCAAATGCAATGGCAAATGGCGTGTACGAACAGAAGTTGGTGCGACTTTGTGAGTTTCGACCCACGAATGCCTGAACACCTTCAACTGTTCATCAAAAGAATCGAGCGCAACGATATGTATATTGCAGAACTCGAAAAAGAGGTTATCCAGTTTCTAGCGGAAGTGGATGACAAGGTTAAAAAACTCAATGAAATTAAGGTGTAAATATGGAACAGCGTGACAACAGTGGCGTACTTTTTAAGAACGACAAAAAAGAGACAGGCAACCAACCCGATTACAAGGGAAACATCACAGTTGATGGTCAGTCCTACTGGCTCTCAGCTTGGATAAAAGAGGGTAAATCAGGCAAATTCATGGGTCTTGCAGTAAGCCCTAAAGAAGAAGCCAACACTTCTTCACCAAAGAAGAAGCCCTCAAGCGGCTTTGACGATCTTGATTCAGACTTGCCATTCTGATGTAAACCAACGGGGAAAGCGTAAGTGAGTACCCACTAACTTTTAATTGATAGGAGTTGATATGAAACAAGATGAAATCATTGAGATGGCTAGAGAGGCTGGATGGAAAGATTTGCGAGATTTTGATTTGGAAATGAATGAAGACATATTCATGGGTCGATCTGCTGATCTTGTAGCCTTTGCCAAACTGGTAGCCGCCAAAGAGCGTGAAGCCTGTGCATTGATATGCGATGAACATTCTGATGACCCTGTTTATTGTGGTGATGCAATTAGAGCCAGAGGATTACAAGCATGAATTTAGATGACACACATTTTGGTGGCGGTGTAAAGAAGTTCTTTGACTTGCCAATCTTCAATCGGGTTAGGACTTCCGACCCAGTAACCAGCTATGAAGCCGCTGATGCCGCTAAAGACTTGGCATCCAAGCATTTCATCATCATTGTGGATTGTTTAAAGGCTCATGGTGCGCTTGGTAAGGATGGGATAGCCACACATAGCGGGTTAGACAGAAATCAAGTCTCACGCCGTTTAAACGAGTTGGAGAAGATGAACCTGATTCAGTTGACAGGCAAAACTGTAAAGTCTTCATCGGGGCGCAATGAGCGTGAATGGAGGGCAGTCTAATGTGGGATGTACTCGTAACTTTTATGCTGATGCTGTTTGGTGCATTTGTCGTGATTGCCTTTGGTGCAATCCTCATTGGTGCGCTTTATTTCCTACAAAAAGAGGCTGACAATGACTGAAGAAGATGAAGCATTCAACGACATTGAACGACAAGCCAAGCAAAGACAAGAGTCTGTCAAAGCAAACTTTCTAAAGCCCAAGTCTGCACAGGAGTTCTATGACGAACTACGCAATGGTGTTATTGAAGAAGTTGCTAGAGAGATTAGAAAGCTAACTGGCTTTGGGAAAGACACAATTGATGGCTTGGCAATCTACATTGAAGGAATGAAGAAATGAATCCAAGAGTAGCAGATGCGGCATCTAAGGTTGGCTTTGATGCGGCTAGATACACATGGTTTGACTTTTATGATGTGCCAGACACCATTGAGGAAGAATTAAAAAATGTTGCTCACGAAAGTGGCTGGAACGATAAAGCACTTGCGCTTGATGAATTTTATACACCTTCCGAAAATATGGCTGTGTTGCATCCTAGTATTAATAATGCAATATTTACCTATGACAAATCAATAACTATTGGTAGATATACAGGTGCGGCAGTGATGATGTGGTCTTGTGATGCAGATGAAATTCCATTAGCTGTATTAACTGCAAATCCAGTTTTTGTGGTTGAAAACACACCTTTACTAAAAACAAATATTTTTATGAAAAAGCATTTTCTAAAATCTTTTGTAGATAAAGGAGACACACAAGAATATGCCATGCAACAAATTACAAATCTTTGTATTAGTGCAGTTAACTTTGCTTGTTTAATAAATTTACGGGCGCATAAAACAGATGAAATACTTTTAGCCCACAACGCAAAAGGGCTTGATTTCATTAACCGAAAGCGTAAAGCCAAACATCAGCCATTACTGTATTCGTGGAAGACCATTGAACTTAAACCTAGCGCACAAGTAAAGCAAGAACACAAGGG